ACCCGCACCTGCTCCTGCACAGAAGAACCGCCGTCGTGCTGCTGTGGCAGTAGCATAGACCAAACACTAGAGTTCTCTGGAGGTACATGAACAACAAAATCAGAATCAATAAAAAACACTTTTTCCTTGTCCGGAAAGTCCAACATACTGGCGGTTGTCTCGCAAGTCTCTCTGTTGTTGAATGACTTGCGTCCACACCTGGAACACGTATAGACAATTGGTCGTTTCATAATCATAGAGGGTGTCACAATTCGTACAGGTCCATCCAAACAATGTTCTAGAAACGATGTAGGTGTTGTCCAACCCTCATTTAAGAATCGTTCAAAGACATGACGAGGAAGTTTTGACCAAAGGTCGTCGTCAACTGTCCAATCCTCTTGTAGGAGAGTTCCAAACTCGGAATCCCGAAACCACAATATCTGCATATCGGCATGGTCTTGAAGGCTATGTTCCGCACATCCGATTCGTTCCAAGTTATCGTCATACAACCAAAACACACTTGCATGATTGTATCGTGGGTCTCGTGTACCCCGATAGACTTCACGACCATCCATCTCCCATGTATCTGCTACGACATCCAAGTCATTCTCGGTGATGTCGGAGGAGATGTCTGTGTATACAAATCCTGGTATGAGTTTCGAAAACATTGTTACATTGTAAGTTTATGCGAAGGAGACTGAAACGCGAACATCGTGACGACACACTGTCTTGGTTGCGGAACGAGAGAGTTCGTGTCTCTTCTTTTTGCCTTCCTCGGGTTGAATCGTGGTAGACGACTCATCCATGTCCTTCTGGATCTCCTCAAAGTGTGTATCCAGGTAATCCAGCACCTCATCTTGGATGGCCCACTCAAAGAAACTGAGTTGACCCACGGTCGTATTCATCTCCATAAACTGAATGCGCTTCCAACGGCAGAAGGGGTCAAACATCTTTTTGCTATACGCCTTTAGATGTGCCTTGTAGGCGAGATACACAATCACGTGACGGCCGTTCTTCGTCACATAGGAGATATTGTGCTTCTTCGCATAATTCGTCACCAGCCAATCAATCAAGCGCAAACTGATCTTGGATTCGCCGGAGATAATTGACTTGACGCGATTGAGGTGGTCGGGATTGCTGTAAAATCCTGCGAGCCTGTGAAGAACCAATTGGTCTTTGCTTTGAATGTCCATATCTAGAAAAGGTTTACTCATTGAAAATGGGTTAGAATAAAATGAGTGAAGACTGGAAGAAAGAACTGGAAGAACGCAAGAAGGCATATCGTGCGTCTGGAATGGGAATTGATTTCAACAAGCCGGTTGATTACGACACGTATGCGCAAGATCTTGCCGATTCTATGAAGAGAACCGAGTTAAAGAAACAATATCCAACCGATTTGAACATCGCGTATACAGACATTTCCTTTGGTGCCGACATTGAAGCCGAGCAGGCGTTTCAGCAAGAACTCCATGTCATTGTGGATGATATGAAGGTCAAGTTGGTGGATGAGAAGAAGATTTTGGAAGGCACTCTGAACCCTGAATATGGCAAGGGTGATTGGGGGATACCGCACATTGAAAGGACAATTACGCTACAAGAGATAATCCATCCGCCTGAGAAATGTCTAGCAAGAGACGGTGGAACGTATATCGATCTAGATACGAACAAAGAGGTCAAGTTTCCATGTTCTTGTGGTCGTCATATGGAAAACGAACTTTCAAACTTCAATCCTACGGTACCACAATGGAAGAACGACTCACTGAATGGCTCCTTGACAACAGGCCCTACACACATCTCAACAACAGAATCAAACAATTCTGCTTGTATTGCCGAACTCTTCAACCGGGATTGTCCTATCGCGCAATCCGACGACAAGTCTACCCCATCGTCTACAGACTCATGCTCGGGGAGGTTGGACGACTGTGGAACCGAGACCGATGCTACGAACGAGTCCTCCGAATGTACGGTGCCAATGATCAGCGCAGCGATGCTTGGCATGCCAAGCGAAGTGAGATGGTCACCGCCTCGGAGGTCTATAGTGTCTTCGGGTCAGACTCTGCTCGGCGTGAAGTCATGATGCGAAAGTTAGAGCCACGACCCCAAGGCGAGGGAGCACCCGTCACTGCTCTGTTATGGGGAACACGATTTGAACCTATCGCCAAGCGTATCTACGAAGAACGAACCAAATGTCAGATTACCGATGTATCGTGTGTTCAGCATCCCATTCACAAGTTTCTGGGTGCGTCTCCGGATGGTTTGATCGTTCCCAATGACCCGACCGATATGAAGCGGTATGGTCGTTTGGTGGAGTTCAAGTGTCCTATCAGTCGTGCTCCCAAGGAAGAAATTCCACCTGGCTATGTTCACCAGATGCAAATGCAAATGGAATGTACGGGAATTGATGAATGCGAGTATGTGGAGTTTCGGTTCAAACAGGTGAACTATAATGAATGGATCCGCAGTCAAGACACCAAAGGATTCTTTGTTGTCTATGATGACGGAAGGGTTGAGTATGATAAGGAAGCGGAAGGAGAAGATTGCCAAGTCATCTACTGGATTCTAGGTTCCATCAAGGAAGGGTTTGTATCCAAGGATCCAAATTGGTTGTCGTCTCATATTGAACAACTGACTGACTTTTGGAACGAGGTCCTAGAACATCGGAAGAATGGGACACGACCCGAAGCACCATCTGAGAAGAAGGTTGTTCCTACACTGGACATATAGTACTTCCAGGGAAGAAGTATCCGTCAATATAGATACTGTCTTCATTGAACCACTTGGAAGGTAAAATCAGCGTTCTTGCATTACGATTCAGGTAAGCACCCCACCATGAAAATGTAGAGTTTAGTAGAGTATATCTATACTCTACTAAATGCTAATACATCTCGATGATATTGTAAAAAAATACAATATCCGTTTGTCAGGAGTTCTCCATGTTGGTGCTCATGAAGGAGAGGAGAATGATGCATATCTTTCCAACGGCTCAGCGCAAGAGTCTATCTATTGGATAGAAGCAAACCCTGTATTATGTGATAGTTTATCAAAACGCCTACCAAATGTCATACAAGGAGCAGTTTCGGACAAAATTGAAACTGTTACGTTTCATGTGACAAACAATTATCAGTCAAGTTCAATTTTAGAACTAGAGGAACATAAGAACGAACATCCGCACATTCACGTGATTCAAAACATACAACTCGAAACAGTAACACTTGATTCTATTGTAGATAAGCATTCTATACGTGCGAATTTTTTGAACATGGATATCCAAGGTGCAGAACTAAAATGTCTTCGGGGGTTTGAGAATAATATTTCCATGATTGATTATGTATATACAGAAGTCAACACAAAGGAACTATACAAAAACTGTGCTTTACTACACGAATTAGACGAATGGTTGTATTCACATGGATTTGAAAGAAAGGAAATTTCTATTACATCACATGGTTGGGGAGATGCGTTGTATATTCGTAAACCCTTGAAGTTTCTTTTTCTCGATACAAGCATCCATCGTAAAAACAGAGAAGGCTTTTTGCAAATGTGCAAAGATGGAAAAGTAGACTTGACAATTTCAACATCACCCGAACAGTTTGATAAGGAATGGGATCTGGTGTTTATACCCTGTTGGTTTTTTGACCCTACACTTTTTCCGAATACAAAGGCAGTGTTATATGGACCGCATAATTTTGTACTCGTCGAAGGAGTGTGGAAAAGAGATAACTTTGTATTTCCAAAAAATTGTTTTTACAACGTACTCTGTCCATGGGTAAATGTTCTTCAAGAAGAATGCGGTGGGTTGTCTCTTACTCCAATTGAACTTCCGTTTCCAGTAAATATTGAGACATTCAAAGAGTCCAATGTAGAAAAAGATATTGACTGTTTCGTTTACTTTAAACAACGACCATCTAGTTGTTTAAACTTTGTAATAAATGAACTCACGAAGCGAAACCTATCGTATAAGATTATATCCTATGGTTCTTATTCAGAGGATATCTTTATGGATACCATACATCGTTCGAAATTTGGTATATGGATAGGGCGTCATGAATCGCAAGGATTTGCATTTGAAGAAACACTAGCTTGTAATGTTCCTTTATTGGTTTGGGATGTAAAAAGTATGTTCGATGAACATGTAGATGATAACATGACGTACAAAGATAAATACGGAATATATGAACTAAATGCAACAGTCCATCCATATTGGGACGAAACGTGTGGAATTTCATTTACCTCTAAAAATGAACTATCATTAAATTTGGACAAGATGATTCAAATGTACGATCAGTTTCAACCAAGAAAGTACATTGAAAAAACACTATCTCCGAAGGCTTGTCTAAATAGATTTGTAAAAGAATTAAAATTAAACAGTCAAGACCTATTCGTAATGACGAGTGTAATAAATACAGGAGACATTCCTTGGTCATATGCCCCTAGAAGCGTTTATTCTGTTGAAGAAAGATTTCTGCATACTATAGAAGCGATACAATCTATACGATTCAAGAATCCGTCTGCGAAAATACTATTTATAGAGTGTTCTGATTTGTCAGAAATTCATAGAACTCAACTAAGTTCAAATGTCGATTATTTCATAAATCTTTATTCAAACGACTATGTGAGACATTCATGTATAGAGACTAATAAAAAAGGGTTTGGAGAAGTTGTTTTGTTGAAATATGCACTTCAATATATTTTTGAACATAAGATACCAGTAGAACGCCTGTTTAAAATTTCTGCAAGGTATCGATTGAATGATAATTTTTGCTTGGATAATTTCTCTAAAAGAGAGTTTACATTTAAAAAATCAATAACCCCTGAATCTATTTCCACAATTCTATTTTCTGTTCCACATATCCACCTTCAAACCTTTTATACCATCGTTTGCAATATTGTTACATACTACGAAACGCATGGACCAACTGGTATTGAAACAATTCTTCCTCAAATTTGTCATCCTCGTAAAGACATAGATATAATGGGTGTACAAGGATATATCGCGGTAAACCGTGGCGAATTGATTTCGGCATAATAAGAAATGCATTTCGAAGCACGATGTTTTTTAGAGTATGTTCGACAATCGTTTCCCAAATACTTTGAAGGAAAAAATGTATTAGACGTGGGATCGGGTGATATTAATGGTAATAATCGAGGATTATTCATCAATTGTGAATATACTGGTAACGATGTTTATCAAGCACCAAATGTAACTATTGTTTCAAAGACATCTGCTCTGCCCTTTCCCCCAAACACGTTTGATACAATTGTAAGTAGCGAGTGCTTTGAGCACGACCCTGAATATTCATTATCACTTCAAAAAATAGTGACTATGCTCAAACCTGGTGGGTTATTTGCATTTACATGTGCTTCTACTGGACGAGGTGAACATGGAACACGAAGAACAAATGTGCGCGACTCATATGGTGCTCTTGGAAATGTAGAAGGTTGGACAGATTACTATGGGAATCTAACAATCCATGATGTACATAAATCAATCCCATTAGATGAACATTTTAAGGACTATTGTGCTTATTACGATCCAATACGTTGTGATTTATATTTTTGGGCAATAAAGAAGGATAATGAACCTGTGTTAGATAGGCCGCCAATATATCAAGCAAACTCTGCTGTATCGGTTACACTAGAATGATATTTACGCAGTGAGGTATGTTAACTCATAAAGATGCCTGTAACATTCGTGTCTGCTCTCTTACATCTTCATGAGGATAGACCGGTCGATAAAACAATTCAACAGCATATTGAGTTGTTTCATCGTCTCCAGGGAAGTCGTGTTCGATTTCACTTGTTTTTGAGCCCAGAGTTTCGGGGAAAAGTTCATCTTCAGAATGGAGTTATTGAGTACATCAGTCTCGAAGATTTAGAGACCTACAAGACTGCCCCACAAACTCTTCCGTTACACCGAAACGTCAGTCACGATACACGAAACTTTCTGATTCTCATGAATGCGAAGACCGAATTGGTGCAGCGGGCCATTGATTCTCGTATGCACGAGTCTTCACACTATGCATGGATTGACTTTGGTATTTCATATGTCTTCCGAACCCCTTATGCCATGAATGCACAACTTGACGAGATTTCAAAGACAGTATACCCGGATCGTTGTATGTATATGCCAGGGTGTTGGGAACATAAGACACAAGGAGTGGATCAAGTATCCTGGCGATTCTGCGGAGGGTTCTTTCTAGGAGACAAGCAGTCTATCACCGATCTACACGTCCTGTATAAGAATGTCTTTCCACACCTGAATACATTGACGTGGGAAGTAAATACATGGGCAATCTTTGAATCTCAGTATGGTTGGACACCAACGTGGTACAAAGCAGACCACGATGATTCAATTTTGAATCTACCTTATACGTCCGGTATTGTGCGTGTACCTTCGAAGGTTCCTCTGTATTGGGATGGTGGATATAGTCGGTGTCATGTGGGATCTTCGATTGAACAGTATGTATTCGAATGTATCCGCCGTCAACCCGAGAAGGTCTCTGCGATATTTACACAGTCTGATGGTATTATCGGAGACGAGGAATTTGATCGTATGATCTCTTCATTGGGTCGGGAAGACAGGGCAAACAGCAAGGCAAGTCAAACGTTTGCCGAACTTGAACGAGCAACACGTGAGGGAACATTTCCACTAGTCTGTATGTTGTGTTCTCGGCAGTTTGCGAGAGACAATATGATTCTACTACCGTTGGATGATGAAACGTTTACATATGGATTGTCTCATGTCCTTCGAGATGTTCCGAAGATACCCTGGTCTGAACGCAAGCCAGTTGCGTATTGGAGAGGGGCGTCGAGTGGATGTGATCGACCCACTCTTCGCAAGCGAGTGTTGGATTGCTTGTTTACATTTCCTCATGCAAACGTCAGGTTTACTCCTGGTGGATGGGATTTTAACGACAAGGCTATCCCCGAAGAGTACTTTACACACACACGTGTGGGTCTTCCAGAGCACGTAGAGAACAAGTATATTTTGATTGTCGATGGAAACTGTATTGCATCCGCACATCAGTGGGTGTTTGGCTCGGGTTCTGTTCCGATTATGATTACACATCCGGATAATGAGTATTGGTTTAAGAAGTATCTACAGCCCATGGTACATTATGTTCCTATCGCATACGATTTGAGCGACCTGCAAGAGAAGATTACATGGTTGGTTGAACACGACGCGGAAGCAGAGCAAATCGCAAAGAATGCAATGTATCTATCACAGACGGTGTTTACTCCAGAGTTCCAGCGGGCATACATTGATACAGAAATCAATCGAATTCTGCACGGAGAGACATCCATGTTACGAAGCCGGTATGAAGCCAAATGCAAAATTCCATCCGATATCAACGAACATTTGCCGACATTACTGAAATATGCAAAGCAATGCGATTCTGTGACAGAGTGTGGTATTTGTGATGTGTGTAGTTCCTATGCATTTGCGTGTGGTTTGTTGGGTAATCCCAATGGAGTCTACAAGATGGTAGATCCTTACAAGTCACATAATCTTGAAATGTTTACCGATATGTGTACACGCGAAGGTATCCGTGTCAAGTATTTCCAAGATAGCGATTTAACATGTCCTTGCGAAGAGACCGATCTTCTGTTTATTGATACGTGGCATGTGTACGCGCAACTCAAGAGAGAACTAAATCATTGGCATTCACATGTGAAAAAGTTTATCGTTATGCATGATACAACCGTGGATGAATGGTATGGTGAATCTGTCCGAGGAAACCACGATATGGTAAAGCAGTCGCAAAATTCAGGGTTTCCTGTTGAAGAGATTGCAAAGGGTTTGTGGCCGGCGATTACAGAATTCTTACACGTTCATCCAGAATGGAAAATTGAGGAGAGATTTACCAATAACAATGGTCTCACGATCCTCTCTCGGTGTAGTGATACCGTGTCATAAACCACACATTCCGCTCCTGAAGGAATGTTTGGATTCGATTGAATCGCAAACAGACAAACCGGATCAGGTAATTGTTGTCTGTAGTTCTTCCTTGCGCGAAGATATTCCGGAACATTATTTCAGGTATTCGTTTCCGATCGACATTGTTACCCGAGAGGGTAGATACAATGCCGCAGAAAATCGAAATGAAGGAATTCGACGAATCAATACAGATATTGTTTCCTTCTTTGATGCCGATGATGTAATGCATCCTCAACGTATTGAAATTGTTCGAAAATATATGTGTGATGTCGATATACTGTTTCACGGGTATCAAACAAATAGCCGCGATTTCGTACCCATCAACAACCCTATCGTATATAAAAACCAACTCATCCGAGGACCAACAGGTTGTGTGGTATTTGATCCATTACGCAAGTTTGAAGCATATTTCAAGACTCCAACACAAGAACCTTTTGATATGTCGTATACGGAATGGAAGAAACCATTACATCATGCTCAAGTTTCAGTTCGAAACCATATACTTGATTTTATCAAGTTTCCAGAAAATCGCGAACTCGAAAATAGAGGAGGCGAAGATGCTTTATTTTGTGGAATGATTGTCTCTATGGGTCATATTCGTAATATATTCATCGAGAACCCGCTGTCGTATTATAGACTACGCAGTGACTGAGTATTTCACAAAATGAAATGCGTTCCATATTGGGTTTTCACGATAATTTCGTTCACACCAACCGTACAAGTATTTATCTCCTACTTTCTCCGGAAATGGTTGCCATACACCAAGTTTGAAATTGAAAATTAGATTCATGATACCCATTTCATTACACATACAAATAGGATATGTGTTCATCGCAGTTTCCATTTCCTGATATGAAATCTTATCCAGCAATGCTGTATCAAACACAAATATACAGTTTATGAAGTAGTGTTTATCTAGAATCTCTCTTGGAAAGTCTGTAAAAATACGAGCCGTTACGTCTGGGTTCGCATCTAGGTCGAGTTGACATGCAAAGCGTGTGCCATTATCGTAAGGCAAACAATCGTCTGGGGCCATAAACTTACCCCTCCAGTCTAAGTCCAACAAGGGGTGTACAGGATTGAATACACGTAATCCCGCGTCTAGAAAGACAATTCGTTCCCAGTGACGAAAGAAAGATTTGAATACTTGAAGTTTGTCCCATTGGTAAAGTTTTCCAAAATGACGATTATCTGGTAATGAACGAATCGGATGCTTGTGGAAATTTTCAACTAGTCTATCGGTATTGATATGTGTTGTCCGAAAGACTATAACATTCTTCTGCAATTGATCTGGGGGTGGATCAAAATCAACAGCAATAAATACGATATCGCCTTTCCATTCTCCGGCATCCATAAGTTCTTGTATCGTTCGTATTGCCTTTGGAAAATATGTTGCATCGGAAAGCGTTACAAACGCAGTGCTCATTGCCTTATCCTCGAAAACCAATTCCACCATTTTGAACGACCTGCAAATTTTGTATTCCATTCATCAATCGAGTAATGATACCCCATACTGATATTGCAACGACTACAGATAGGGACAAGATTGTCTAATGTAGTTTGTCCGCCTTTGCTTTCCGGAATGTTGTGACCGCACTGGAAATCAAAGACATTGATTCTATTTTTACACCAAACTACCTTACATTTACTGTCGAACCGTTCGCCTATATATCGCAACCAAACCTGCTCACGCAAAGCTTTTGGAATTTTCGATTTTTTGTACGGCGATTCGTTTTGAATATAGTCTGCTACCCGAGAACGCATTACTCTTCTACGCAACGTACGATGTATATTGGTTCACGCGAAACGGTGTTTCGATTCCTTGTATGGGTCCCATGGAGTAAGGTGCATGGTTCATATGATTGGTCTCCTGTACATAGGACGAATCCTCTACCGCGATTGTCTTCCTCACCTGAGCCTTGTCCAGGAATTCGGGTTGAAATCGTTCTGTTGTTTTCATCATCACCAAGGCGAGCACAAGAAGTGCTACAAGCATCAACAACCACGTTGCCATTGTTATCCGTCGTGAAAAAACGAATAGCTTTCTGTCTACTCTAGAGAACAAGTATGGACGAAGACAAGGCACTTGAAACAATCCGAATCATGTTGGGACGTCGTGGGTTGGATACCAAGACAGAGCGTATCGTAACAGAGGCGCTTGAGAAGGTGAATATGTATACAGTTGGAAACCAATTGATTGTGTTTAGTCAGAAGGACAAGGGATTGGTAGAGCGCGATGTGAACAAGATTCTAGAATTTGCGGATGGTAACGACTATCGTGGAGGAGTCATTCTTGTAGCGCTCGTGCCTCCTTCCGAGAATGTCCTACGGGTCATCAAGAACATGACCAAGGACAGACTTATTCAGTTCTTCCATATTCGTCAGTTGCGGTTTGATATCACCACACACCGAAATGCGATGCCCCACCGAATCCTCAAGGAAGACGAGAAGAGCGACTTGATGAACAAGTTCAATATCCGTGAACCCGAGAATCAACTGCCTTGGATTGACTCGCAGGATCCGATGGTCAAGTGGATTGGTGGTCGTCCAGGGGATATTATTGAGGTCACTCGTCACAGTGACGTCGCAGGTTCTGAGTTGTATTATCGCTATTGTGTTCCCGACGTAAATGTTGCGTGAAAACAATGGATGCTCTACGAACCAAGTACGAGACACAAATGAAGGAGTACGAGTCTCTCATCAAACAAGCCGTGGACGCGGGTGATATATCGCAACTTCCACGACTCCGCGAGATGAATGCTGCGATTGGAAAGACGCTGAACGATATGATTGAACAACTCACCTTTTTGAAACGGGATACACCTCAACTCAAGAAGGATCGCGACGAACTCGTAGACAAACTCCGCCAAATCCAAAACGATTACAATGGACTCTTGGTCAATACAGACCAACTTGAAACATTGCGTCGGATTCGTCAACAGGAAAATGGAGAGGCAGAGCGGCAACTTCGTATGTACTTGTTTTTCTTTCTCGCAATCTGTCTTGCGATATTCATTTATCTATTGATTGCAACTCAGAGAAAGGATACGACTGCGCCCAGTGCGAGTATGCCACCTACGACCGCCGCCTTTGTGTAGTAACTGCTCTCGTCTACAGGCGGTTCCTCTTGAGATTGCCTTTCTCCTTCATAGACATCCTGTAGTTTAGGCCCTTCCTTTCGCGCGGTTGCAATCTCGTTCTTGAACTTGACAAGTTCGGGATTGGTGTTTTCATAATTCTTCGCAAATCTGTCTATATAGTTCGCATCACGTTGAATCGTCTGGTTCAAGGTGTTGAGATAGTCCTTCAACCATTTTTCGGAAATATCTGCCTGTTGCCTGTACACAGACTGTCCGGTGACTTTATATTCCAACAAACTTGTCTGGAACTGCCGTAATACAGTATCAAACTCGCTCGCCATTCTCTTGTTGTTAGTAAATAAAATGCCCGTGACTTCTTATCTCGAGTTGAACGAGCCTCGACACGTCAAACTGACAACAAGTGCGTCAGATCATACGCGTTACATACGCCTAGCGGCAACCGTAGCACCTTATATCCAAAACGGAGTTGCTGCTGCGCCTACGCTAGGGTGGAAGTCTAATGAGTTGTCTGCCCAGGCTCGGTTGGTTGCGCCTCTGTTTGGAATTCTCAATGGATTATATCCAAATCGTAGATAAGGAGAATGGGTGCGGCTATGTCATGTCCAAATGGGTTTGAACAAGGAGCGGTATTCTCATGTTTCGCAAAGTGCCCCGGTCAGTTTAAGAACCTAGCGGAGGAGTGTAAACATGTGACGAAGAATAGAACGTTTCGGCTGAATGCGTTACCTATGCTTCAACCTGGAAGTCCCATACCGTCGAGTTTTGAGAATGAAATGAAACGGGTACAAGAGGAAGCCGCAAAGATTCAGCAAGAGATCGATGCGACAGATGTACTCCTCAAGGAGAAAGACAGCCACGTTCAAAACTATTCCAAGGTTCAGTCGCAATATACATCGTTCAAGGAATCCACGGCTGCGTCACGTGAACTTCGTGAGGTGAAGGATAGTTTGAAACCCTTTCGTCCACCCACGGCTCCATCCTCTGATCTAGAGAAGGAACGAAAGGCAATTACGGCAGATGCGCGTAGAAATCTCTACTTTCTCCAAATCGCGTTGTTTCTTGTCGTGTTGGTCATGTTGACCTATTTGATTCTTCCCATGGAGTATGCCAATCCTATCGCATTCTTGCTTTTGTGTATGGGTATTGCTCTTGGTTTCTTTCTAAAAGGATAAGTAATGGGTAACATACAAGGTGGCAGACTATCCTTTCCAAAATGTCCTGTTCCGTTTGAGAGCGTAGGCAACCTCGCGTGTGTGATGGCATGTCCAACGGAACGAGGATACGAACGAAGGAATGTCAATGGTGGATTTCAATGTGTCTACAAGGCAGATCCAAAGCATTTCACAACATTGAATAGTGTCTCTGCGGTTGTCTTTGATGGGTCTACACTTCCCGATCTTCAAAAGACAGACACCAAGGCATATAGTGAGTTTGTGAAGGAACGTGATAGATTTGTGAATGAAATGACCATTCTGGACGGAAAGATTGACAAGAGCACCAAACTCAGGAATGCCTTTCAACGTCTTCAAGACGCAGAAAATGTGCGCGATAAAGCACCCGATGCCTACCAACAGGCAAGATCCGCATATTATACACTTCTCAAGGGCGACAAGTGGCAAGAAGAAGAGCGTCAACGACTTCTCAAGGCGGAAGTACAACCGATTGCAAACAAGTTCTTGGAACAAAAGAACAATGCGTTTCGTCAATTTGAAAACCAACGAAAGACAGTCGATGTCGTAGATGGACTCAAAGATAAAGTGCTGTCTCTTCGCGATGAAGTCAAGTATGCCGCAGACACATTCAAGGATCAGATAGAAAAGGTACAAGACGCAATCAACCGAGAGCGTAGAGGTCGCGCGACAGAAACCAAGGTAAGCCTATGGGATTGGGTGGATACAATTCTAAACGTTATCATTGTAGCCTCTCTCTTGTATGTGATTTATTTGCTGTACGGGAAGTTTACAAAGCCCGTGGTTCCTGCGGTTAATACTGGCGTGAGAACTCTAGTATGAAATCAATGGAGGTCATCGACCCACGAACAGTATTGGATTTTCAAAAAACAACATTCTGTGGACACATACGGTCGCATGTTACAAAGGTTCTCCTTCAGAACATTCAACTGGGTCACGCAGATTACGCATGTTATTGGTCTCTAGAACTTTTGTGTTCTGGACTGGTGCATACGCTTTGGATGACGCTGTTTGAAGGAGCCGCTCTTCATATCAATCGAGCACAACCCAATGTATTTCTCTATCTTGCAAGTGCGTATGAACGATATGCACCTATCGAAGGACGGTATAGTTTACGAGATATGACGTCGATTCGCAACAACATGGAAGTACGCGATATGGTCTGCAAGGCAGCAGCAGTAGTCTCGCTGTGTCGTAAAAACAAACTTCCAAGTTTGCCGACGATGAAACCCCACCACGATTTTGATCCTGTCACGATCCAAGAGTCGCTCAAAGCACCATCTACTCTCTACGGAAAACTTGTGTTACGTCGCGACGACCCTCTGACTGCCGCTGTTCCTATCAACGAGTTTGTGTATTGTATACGTCAGGATGTACGAGATACAACACGTGCACTCTATTGGATGGCGTGGATCTACGCGTTTGCCCGCGAACACAAGAAACAGACCAAACAACCGCTCATCTTTGCGAATCGTTCGGATGAATACGTGTCCATTGCACATGGCAATCATGTCGCCTGGATCTTTTGGGATGCTGTTCAAAAACAAGCACAGCCTGCTGCAAAACAGTATATTGATGTTCTGTATCGTATGTACTCTCTTCGTTGGACACCTGCAGATGCGAAATCAAGACAACCCCTGTTAACCACTGCTGTTCTGTTGGTGTGTGAAGGTGCAACGATAGACACAACGCCGGTATCCGCAGACTCACTTGCCGTCGCGAATGTATTGAATGGAATCCCTGCATGGTTGGATGCCATTACACGAATGCAAAAGAGTTTTGCGTCTTAAAGGTAAATGAACGGAAAGGTAAAGGGTGCACTTGTCGCAGGTTTGATGTTTTTTATCATCTCCCACCCAGTCGTCTACACGTTTGTAGATAGTCTATTGGGTGGACTCTTGGGGCCTATCGCAAGTCCAGGGGGGTGTCCTACGACGTGGGGATTGATTGTTCATTCATTTGTGTTTGCTGCCGCCGTGTATTATGAGATTGGTTTATAAGTCAAAACGTATACTTATTCAGCAAGCCCATACTCTGTAACATGATTCCTGAACTCTCTGCTTCCAAAGTTGCTGGCTTTATCGGTCTTCACAAGTATCAAAATCCAGATGAGATATTCTACGAATTTCTTGCAAGAGATGCGGAAGGAAAGAAGAAGATAGCAGAGATTCAGGAGGAGTTCCACCGCCAATCGTACAACAAGATAGTCAACGACATTCTCAAGGATAGTGCAATCAAGGAGTGTATCCAATGTGGTGTTGCCGCTACGCAACGAACGAGCAATGTTGTTGGCGTATTAGAAGATGTCCAACAACAAGCAGTTGCGGTGTTGGCGCTTCGACATGACAATCTACCTGCAGAACTTCGTAATCGTCTCGCAGAAGAGGTACGTGGAAAGGTAACCACACAGCGCGGATTGGACAACGAGGAAAAGATTCTAGATAGTTACGAGGCAGAGAAGAAGGTCAAGGTTACGGAACGGAATACCAAGACCGTGAAGAAGGACTTTGGAACGTACAAGTTGGTAGGACGTTGTGATGGGTATGTAGCAGACCAAAAGCGTATCGTGGATTCCAAAGACAGAACACGTATATGGCCCGCGGTTCCCTTATACGACGAGATTCAAATGCGCTGTTACATGCAACTCTATGATGCTGTCGAAGCAGAGTTAGTTGAGAGATTTCCCAACAAGACAACGCGAAACACAGTGTATCCAAACGATCCCGAGAAGTGGAAGTATCTTCACGATCTTATTGAAAAGAACGTGAACAAACTCAATTCTACGCTCGCAGATGAGGAAGAGTTAAAACGTATCGTTTTCGCGAATACAGTCGAGATAGAAGTATGAAGA